GCATGAGTTTAAAAGAGCCTGTGGTAAGATTGGCGGTCAATTTGTCAAAATTGATACGGTTAAATGTTAGAATGTCAATGTGGTTAGCAGTAGTTATCTCTGTGTTATCATTAGTAATACTTCTAATGTAATCTACATACATAGCCTATTCCTTTTTAGAACTTGACTTTAGCTTTTTAAGTTCAGCTTTTAGCTTGGCATTTTCCTTTTCTACTGCACTAAACTTTTCAAGTGGTACTGTTTTACCGACACCATATTTTTTTAGTGTACCGTTATCCTCATACACATCATAGCCCTGTGCAAGATAAGCATTTGCCTCTGCTCCTGTGTTTACTGTATAGGACTTATTACCTTTAATAGCTTTCATCTAATCACCTCACATTAAGCCTCTGCGTGAATGATAACACCACTTTTTAGAAGTTCATCAATACCAAATGTACCGTTTACTTTTCTGTTCTGATACATATAATTGTCAGCAGTTCTACTGTCTGTACCGGGAGTAAACATTTTGATATATGCATACTTAACTCTTGAAACCTGTGCCTCTGGGTCAATAAGGATATAGTCAATCTGTTTTGCAGTACTATCTGCCTTACAACCGTCTGTAAAGTCAAATAGTGACTTCATTCTTGCACTAGGCACTTCTACAATCTTGTTAATATCATCAAGAGAACGAACTCTACGGTCGATACCTGAAGATGAACTAACTTCAAGTGTACGCTGAATACCCTCTGCATTTTTTAGTAACTTCTTATAACTTGGTGTTGCATATAGAATAACTCTATCAAGTGGCACACCTGCCTCTGCAAAGGCCTCTAGGTTATCGTCAAAGTCAGAAAGTACATTTGCACTTGTCAGTGCAGTTGTCTTAATCTTTGCATTTACTCTTTTAGCCTCTGTGTAAATCTTGCTATAAGTGTAACTGTCAAGTTCAGGAATAGCCTGTGTCTTTTCAAATCTATTCTGAATGTTACTGACAGTAACTACAAGATTTGTTTCATCAACATCAAGTGGGTCAACAGTGAACTCAATATCTCTGTCATGATCCAGTGTCTTTGTTTCATAGCCATTTGAATATGTACCTGAGTTAAAGCTACCACCTCTTGTATGGTCCTTGTAACCACTTACAGATAGCTTTGGAATTTTAATGTCTTTACCATTGACAATCTGAATGTCTGAATTTGAATGATATAGGTCATCACAAGTTAGTTCTTGACCATATAATTCTCTTAAAACATTACTGAAAATTGTTGCGTATTCTAATACTGCCATAATTTAATTACCTCATTTCTTTTATTTTTTTGTTTTGATACCAAAGATACCTCTCAAAGTATCTTCATCAGGGTTGTTGTTGTTACCACCATCACCACCGATTTTCTGTACACCTGCACCGTCATTAGATTGTTTCTTTAGTGCCGGTACTTCATCAAGCACCTTCTTGACAGCCTCTGAAAGTTTGTCATTATCAATCTTGCCGTCAGTAGTTGCACCGGAAAAATCAGCTAACTTTAGCACATATGGAACGCTTGAAACATCCACACCTTGCTTAATAACTTCAAGAGTTGCTACTTGGTTCACCTCTGCAATAAGTCTTGCATTATTGGCTGAATCAAGGTCTCTTTGCATTTGGTTAAAGTCAGGTGTATTCTGCTTTTTCTGTTCCTTAAATGTAGCAATAGCCTGTTGCATTTCATCAGCAGAAAGACCCTGTTGCTTAAAGTAAGACTTTAGAACTGTGTCCTCTGTTGCACTTTGTTTGCCACTGATAATACTTGCCAACTTATCATAATCAATAGTTGGTGCATTACTGCTTGGTTCATTGCCACTTGGTGGGTTGGTGTTTTGATTATTGTTTTGGTTGTTGTTTTGATTATTTGGTTCTGCCATTTTAATCATCCTTTCAGTTTTGTGGGTGTCTCCCAAAATACAGTTATAGAGTGTCTCTCATTTACAGTTGTACAGGTGTCTCCCGTAGTTTAATGTCTTCGGACAATAAATCAGACAATAAAAAAGCACTAACAAAAAGTTAGTGCTAAATTACTTCTTTGTTTCTTCTTTTGGCTTAGGTTCTGCAAATTCAACAAAACCAAGTTTGTTTAGTTCTGTTGCTCTTTCATCAGAACAATCATACAGTTCACCACTATGCCTTGTGCATAGGTTATTCTCAACATCATTAAAGTCCCTAGTAACCTTTACTTTCATATCATCACCACCTTTCATTGATTATAGGTACATTTTCCATTGTGATAAGCACCACATTCAGCCTTCACACATTCCATTGGTTGATGAATAGTCTTTGTCACAATATCAGTACCTATGTTTAGATTATCATCACTAAGATGATATGTTTCTTTTTGAATTGTGGTTTCTGTCTTATCTCTATAAGGACAAATCATATTATTACCACCTTTCGGGTATAAAAATAGCACCAACAAAAATGTTAGTGCTAGTACAGCAAGTTACAAGCAAGTTAGAAAAGCTAGTAAGCAAGCCGTTATTTATTATTTTGTAACCAATTTGAAGGTTGAAAGCAAGTTAAAGAATAGTTTTTAGATACTCTTCATATTCCAAAGGAATACCAATATCGTAATTTTTATAGTAGTGCAAAAAATCTAACGGGAAAACATATTTCCCATCCTTATATTTACCAGCTTGTATTCTTTCACCAGTAAACATATCATAAGTTGGTAAACTAGTAGCCCAAACATCTAAGTTTTCTATGTGCTTAATAACTTTCTTTTTATCAATTTTATTATTTATCTTTGATAATTCTTCAAAGCTATCTGTAAGAGTAGAATATGGCATATTATTCCAATAACCAAAAAATTTCATTCCATTTTTTTCTGTCATTTTATACGCCCCCTCTGATTAGGTTTATATGTTATCATTTTACCGGTTTCTTCTTCACCAACTGAAAAAGTTCCATTACTTCTTATGTACAATACATCACTAGGAGCTTCAACACAAACTCCTAAAGCATTGGATAATTCTTCAGCAAAGCAATAATTACCATCTACTATTTTGCCTGTACTACATGATAATAAACGAATATTCTCTCCGTTATAATCTTTTCTATGCCTTATAACATTTGCTAATAATCTAGGTGAAGTGTTTGGTGCATCTGTACCAAAGCACATTGCAGTAGGAGTACCATGCATACCTACATCATAGTAACCATCCTTTGATTTTACTTTTTTGATAAACTGATTAAGTAAATCACCTTTAGGAAAACAAGAAAAACCTGACTTTAGTTTTTGGATATTTGAAGTATCAATATCTTTCAACTTATCTCTTGCATCAACACTTCTTAATTCAATTATACCACTTTCACTAGGTTTTTCAACAGTTTCTTCTAATGTTTTGTTAAGTTCATTTGCCTTTTCTCCCCACACCTCAGCTCTATGCTGGTACTTCTGCTTGTTATCCTTATCAAGGCTATACTCAGCTAAACGGTTAAACCTTTTTTCTTGTCTTTCTGCGTTTTGTTGCTTTGTTTCTAGGGTTTCTCTTTCTTCCATTTTTGCAAGTTCTTCACTGCTTACAGGTTCAAGAGAGGTAATACCCTTGTAATAGGTACTTGTACTGTCCTTACACCTTGGATGAAACAAACCACCTGCGATAGCCTCACTAAGCAAAGGATAATTACCGTCAGCTTTACTGCCACCGGAATACACATCATCAATAAACACCCTACCAATGTACTGTGCACAATCAGGACAACCACCCTGACGGGAATTTACCACTACAAGTGAGATACCCCATTCTTGCCTTTTCTGACCCTCACCGTAGAGATATGCCCTTTTATTAGCAGTACGGATTGCCATATCTGCATAGTCGGAAAGTGTATGCCTAGCACCGTTACGATATTCCACACAATTAAGACCAGCTTGTAACATATCCTTAACTGCCATATCAACTGCTTTTTCATATGTACCTGCACCACTGTTTGCATACACCTGTGCATTGAAAATAGCTTTTCTGTACTTATCATTCGACATTCTGAGTATTGAAGTTTCTGCCTTTTTCATATCGCTCTTAGTTGCATTAATAAGTGCATCTAACTTTCTGCCATTGACTTTGAAAAATTCACCGGTAGCTGAAGGACTTACCTTACCGACATTAAAGCCTTTTTTAATAGCTTTTAATATTTCAGACTCTTGCTTTGCGTTGCCATCAGCCATTGCAGTTTTCAGTATTTCCTCAATTTTCTTATTTAATGTAGAAAACTGCTTACCGTATTTCTTTTGGTTGGTTCTACGGTACTGTTCAAGGCTTTTAAGTTGTTCAGACTGCCACTGTGACCAGTTATAACCTTCTTTTTCTTCCTCTGCCCTATGATTTTTAAAATTTCTCATCATACTGTCAATGAGTTCATTTTCTATGGTTTCAAAGGCTTTGGAAATATCATAATCAACCATTGTTTAGTACCGTATTTAGGTCATCAATTTCAGAAGTTTCATCAAGGGTAGTTATGCCTTGTTCTTCCTTAATTCTTTTGACTTCCTCAGCTTTCCAATCAGAACACTTACTATCTCCATAGAGCTTTTCAACAGAAGTTTCAACACTCATTATTGCACTTTGTCTTGCTTTACCAACAGTTTCTACTTGACTCTCAAAGCTAGGGTTAGCATACTCTCTAAAGTTAATTGCCACATCAAGGTCAGCCGGTACTAAGGCTTTATTTGTTAATTCATAATAAGCATTAAGTACAGACTTAACAAGACTAGGCAATGATTTTTCAAGGAGTTTAACAAAGTTCTGTCTTGTATATAAAGTAGTTTTTTCTTTTTCTCTCTGTGCCTCTGCATTGTCCAATTTCTTATTATCAATACCAAGAGTACTTGGACTGATAACACCCTGTAGGCACAAATCTAAAGCAGTTACATAGGCTGATAGGTAACTTTCGTGTTGAATAGACGGTGATTCTGTTACAATCTTATTGCCTACACCCTCTTTCATATCGTTACCTATAGCAATGTACCTGTTATCAAATGGGTTTGGTGCAATAGGCTCACCTGTTTCAGGGTTTCTAGGTATGTAACAATCAGGCATATATGTTTTTGTTCTGGCTGAACGAGAGGCATCCATCCACTGCGACCATATTTCATCTATACTGTCAAAGGCATCTTCCTTGTTACTGATAATACCCTTACCTCTACCCTCATAAAAGCCATTGCTATAAATTAAAGGTACTGCCCACATATATGATTTATCAAATGTGATGCCCTCACTATCTATCCAAGACAAGGCACTGACAGTATGAAGGTCAACCTCTCTTCCGTTATTGTCATATAAAGCATACTTGATATATCCATATCCGTAGGTCTCTTCAAACTGATAGCACCTTGTCTTTTCTGTGTATTCTGTATAGAACTTAATTTCTCTGATTCTGCCACGAACATAAGTGTATTTTACCTTTTCGGCACCGTACCATTCAATGATAGGTAATTCTGAAATTTCATTATCAAATGAAATCTTAAATGCACCGTCACCTACTATTGCAAGGTCCTTAATTGCACTTTCAAGCACATCAGCAAAATTATTTTCTTTCTGTATTTTCTCCCATACTTCTTCATATTCGGTTGTATTATTATTGTGTATCTCAATACCGTTAAAATCGGTTTTTAGAATATTTGTAATAACATCAACCATTAAGGCAGGGATAGCAACATGGATTTTCTGTATCTCCTGACCTGCTGTAGGTCTAGCTTTCCAAAACATTGTTTTCTGAACATCAAGACTTTCATACAGTTCTTGAAGTTGCTTACTCTTGCCCCAATACCATATTCTGTTTTTAGCACAATCAGTTAGGTGGTTTACACCCTCACTAATTGTAATGGTAGTATCTGATGCAGAAGTAATCCTAAGAAAACTCCTTAATCCTTTTCTTACTGTATCAGCCATTCTATTAATCAGCCCCATTCTCTACTCACATCCTATCTTATCCTTATAGGGTAGCCACCCATACTGTGATGAGTTTATAAAGTGATCATTACCATCTTCAGGAGTATTGTCTTTATCCTCTAGCCAAGAATACAGTTCATATTCCTGTATAGTGCTTGTACAATGTTCCAATATAAAATAATGCCCTTTAGCAAACCAGCCTAAGAGCATATTAATTCTATCTATTATTGTTGTTTTCTTGTATGCGTTATTAAATGTAAATACACAACCGTTCTTGCGTTTATATTTGTTCAATTCTGTTATAGTCGCTTGATCTGCATTATCAATAAATACATTTCTTGCAAGTCCCCACTCAGCTTGATTTCTCTTTAAAAATTCAATGTAGTTTATAGCCACATCAGAGGGTGCCAGTGGTGTTTTAAGTTTTGCATTATTATATTCCGTTTCGTCTAGCTGAATACAATTACCTCTACTAGTTATTCCAAAGAAGGTCATTGCTATTGTGTCAGGTGACTTTTGGGAATATGCAGTATCAAGCCCTGAAGTAAAGATAATAAAATGTTCCTTTTTTCTATCATCAGCAAGGAACTGCTTTGCCCATTCTTTTGATTTAATATGAACATTTCTATCAAAGTTACTGAACACAAGACCTGTAGCCCTGCCTCTAAGTCCTAAAATCTTATTCTTATAAAGCTTTGTACCCTTTGGAACATTCAATTTAATTTGTTCTATTTTAGTTTTTGACAATCCTAGGTTATGTTCAAAAGAAAAGAACCAATGGACCCAATTAGGCTTTGGTTCTTCTGTTAGCATATTTAATATTTCTTTCGGTGTATCTGACTTGTACTTTTCTAGTGGTCTTGAGCAATTAATATACTCCTTATACACCGGTAAATTAGGGTCATCAGGATTAAGGGTAGCCATAAAGTAGTCACAACGCATACTTGCTTCTCTCACAAAGTCTATATCTGCAGTATTGATTTCATCAATATACAAGCAACCATACTGACCACCCAAAGCCTTCTGCCACTTCTTCTTATCACCATAGCCCATAACATACACAATCTTGTTGCCCTTGTTTGTATGGAACAGAATGTGTGGTATCTTTTCATCCTTTGTACCATTGCCGTTGTACTCTGTAAGAACACCAAAGTCATCAACAACACCAAGGTCCTTATTAATAATATTCTTTTCAGCAGTACCTGTATCTTTTGAGGCAATGATATGATATTTCTTATTACTCTGTGCAACCTTTAAAAAAAATTTAAAGATACCTACCGTTGTTTTTCCTGCAGCAGTAGTACCTTCAAGAAACTCAACCGGTGCTTTACATTTGATGAAATCTTTATACTTTTGAGAAAGTAATAAATTACTCATCATCAACACTCATTTGCTTAATCAGGTCATCAAGTTTAGAAACTTCTGCACTGACATTTGCATCAACTTTTAGGGTATATTCACCAGTCATTTTGTTAAGGGTATCAATAGCCCTGATTCTGTCTGATGTTTCTTCTTCATCGTTTCTTGCAATATCAGATAATGTTACCTGTCTGTCTTTTGCACACATTATTCTTTCATCTTTCAGTTTATCGGAAATTTCTTTGATGTACTGTACTATTGTAGTATTTTGTAGTAGTTTTGATGCATTAGTGTTTGCATATTTTTTTGAATATCCTGCTTTTATTGCACTTTCTGTGGCATTACCACTCTGTGCATAATATTCAGCAAATTTCTTTTGTCTTGCGTTTAGCTTATCATTCATGATAACACCACCTTTCAGTATTTTTATAGCAAAAGAAAAAGGCTAAGCACTGCTTAACCTTTGGAAGTTTATTTAATTGATTTTACATTCACCTTAAAACGCTTTTGTGTATAATCTGCTTTATGCTTTTGATTATGTTTTTCTTTAAGCTTAATTTCTAGAACTTGGTTTAAACAACTTAGTTTAAGTTCATTATATCTTTCTACATAATAATTATGGTTATCAATTAATTTATTAATTACCATATCAATAGCTACAGCAATCGCTATAATAAAGAAACTTAATAATATTTTAACGAATATAACAACTTGATTTTCATCAGTCATTTTGGGAAAATCTTTCGAAAAATTAAAAACTAGTGTTGCTAAGGAAAATACAATAGTTACAATTAATTGTATCCAGAATTTATATTCTGATTTAGGAATTGTCATAAATTCTAATTTCATTTTTTCATCTTTCAATTCTTTCAATGTGTATCTGTTGCCTAAAATTTTCTTAATCACATCAATTAGACTTGAATAACCATCTATATGTTCCTTTATGCTAAACTCTTTCATAGCATTTTTCTTAATTTTTCGATAAGTTTTGTCCTGCTTAAGCATACAAATTCCTCCTAGTAATTTGATATAATCAATTATATCAAAAGGTGATAATTTGTCAACTTTTGGCTTAATTTAGATTTTATCACCTAAATTAGATACAACAAAACCCACCTAAGTGATTAGGTGGGTAATGCTGAATTTTTTACAAGAGGAATAGTAGAAGTGAAAATCATTCTTGCAATCTTATCTATCTCTTTCGGTTTTCCATAATATCATTATAGCACTTGTTAGGGTGTCTTTTAATGTCCTCTTTTAAAATTTCTGAAAAAGCTTGTAAGGCTCTGCCATGAACCTTGTACACATATCTCAAATCATAATTCATACAATCAGCTACCTGCTCCCATGTTTTATGATTTAGGTAATACTCTGTCAAAACTGTTTTATATCGTTCATCAGTCAGCCTATGTATAAGGGTTCTGGCTTGTTCCTTTAATTCTACAAGTCGGTTAATTTCTTCATTGATTTTGTCTTGCAATAAAACAATCTTATCAATAATCTTTGTAAAGTCACCACCACTACCGGAACTCTGTACCCTTTCACCTTGGCTCTGTGGACTTACTTGTAATGATTTTAACTTCAGGTGATACAATTCATCACTCTTAGTATTAATGCTTATATCAGCAAACCTTACACGATTAAGGTACTCTTTAGCGTTCAAGGTTATCACTCTCCATTGTTGTATAGAACTTTAGATTTTCGGGTAAAGGTGGTAAAGGTCTCCAATGAGTTACCTTTAGACTTACATCAGGATATTCTGATTCTTCTTCAATAAGATATTTGCAACCAAAGCAATAATTTGTTGCCCAGTCATCACCATCATAAAAGCCTGTACACGTCCAATGATAAATATCCTTCTTTTCTTTGTTTTCCCCATAGCGTTCAACATCTTTGATAAGTACAAGGACTGTTCTTTCATCTTTCGGTAGTTTCTCATTTACACTTATCCACTTGTTTTTATTACTCATATAGCAATCTCCCCACTTTCAATCTTAGCTCTATACTGGCCGTAGCTTAGCCTTGTACCGTGTTCTTCGTTGTACTTATGTAAGTTATACAAAGTACGGTTAAGGTTATGTTCTCTTGACTGCTTTGACTCTGCTTTCTGTTTATCTGATTTATGAGTAATGGTATCTTCACTTTTACATTCATCACACTTTTTAACTCTTGGATTAAATGTAACAAATTTCTTCCCACACATTTTACAATTCTTAAAATACTGATTTACCATATCACTTTACTATTCCTTTCTCTTTTAGGTATTTTATTGTTACTTCTTCAAATTCAAATCTTTGTGAATCACTCAAAGGAACTCTAGGTACTATGCCTAACTTTGCTTTGTATCTCAAATAAATTTTTCTGATAAGTGGATGATTTACATTCAGCTTATAGCCATACGGGTTGTTGTTATTGAACATTGGTACAAATTCTGTTTCATCACTTCTCATTGCTACCTACCAATTTCCACACAACGCATCTGTTAGTGTCTGTATCAAACCACTCACAGTGTCTAACACATTCTTTTTGAGTTAAAGGACACTTTCTAACAACTTTGATTTTTTGTTGTCCACTATCAAGCATACACTTGCTGAACTTACACTCTCTTCCTCTTCTGACCATACAAGGAAGTTCAAGATGTTTGCATTCCATAACTTTCACCTTTCTTCATCAAACATGGAGTAGTTCTCTAATTCGTCAATGTCATATGAGGTTGATGAACTGTACTGAGGATTGTTTTTTCTCTCAATCTGTTCCCACTTGTCAGCTAATGACTTCCAGTCTGTTATCTCTTTGCCCTTGTACTTCCAATCATAGGCGTTGTAGTGGTCAAAGAATTTTTTATAGTCAAAACTGTATTTTTTTGATTTGCAATACAGTTCAATTTCTTTCAATGTTGGTTTTGTTTGTTTTTCTTCATTCTCACTATAACTTAACAAACAAACGTTATGTTTATTCTGTATTGTTTTATCTGTATTGTATTGGTACTCATTTTTGAGTACCTTTGTGCCCAAATTTGAGTACCCCCCGTACTCATTTTTGGGTACCCTATCTGCCCAATTTTGAGTACCCTCTACTCGTTTTTGAGTACCACCTACCCATTTTTGGGTATCCTCAATTTTGGGTACCCTCTCCCCATTTTTGAGTACCCATTTTTCGTAATTTTTATTAATTCCAAACATCTTTGCTGAGGCATCAGCACCCCTTGAAATTAACACATTATACTCCACTAAAGACTTTAAACATCTTCTAACAGTCTTTAGTGGAATACCTGTACCGTCTGATATGTAAGTGGCAGAGAGCTTCTTTATTTTTTTGTTATAACCATAAGTCTGATACAAAATAAAATGAACTATCCTTAATTCAGAACCGTTTAAATTAACCTTAAATAAGGCTTGATACAGTTCATTTGCTATTCTTATGTAACCGTCTTCAAGTTTAGGATTTGCCATTACTCTCACCTAATATTTCAATTATTCTATGTCCTGTATCTTGCTTATTACAGAACACAAATTCAGTATCAAATGTATTGCTGATAATAGATAACTTCTTATATAGTTGTTCACCGGAAAGTGCCAAAGGACTTTTTTCAAGTCTTGGATTGACCCATTCTCTAACATCTTCCAGTTTGCCTATATTTTCTCCATGTTCCACTAAAAACACTATATGTATTCCATACTCTTTTGCTCTCTTTAGCTCTGCTATAAAGCGTTTATGGTCTTGGCACACATTGTTACACACTTCTAATAAATTCTGCTTACGGTCAACTACAAGAAAAGGATTGTCCATTCTCATATAGTCACCTATAAATAACTTTGAACGGAAGTATTTAACATTCTCTTTATTAAATGTGGAAACAATTTGTTTTATAGCTTTTGACTTATCTCTAGTATCAATTTGTATAGTCATAAAATCACCTCTAAAAAGGCAGATCATCATCAACCGGTAAATCATCTACCATACTTGGTATTGGCGTATTTGTAGCAGTAGTATTATTTTTACTTTTGCCCTGTGGAAACTCTGTATTTTCTACTATCACTTCATAAGACACTCGATTATTACCGTTATTATCTACCCATTTTCTTGTTTCTAATCTGCCTTTTATAACAATACCATCACCTTTATTAAAATACTTACTAATAAAGGTTGCTGTTTTTCTCCACGCAATACAAGGAATAAAATCAGCAGTTACTTCATCATTACTCTTTGCATATGCTCTGTTTACTGCTATTGTAAAAGGTAGCACATCAACCCCGGAATTAGTTGCTTTTAATTCCGGGGCTTTAGTCAATCTACCTGCTAAAACTATATTATTCAAATTCCAGTTCCTCCAAACTTATTGGATTTTTAAGTACCTTGGTTTCCTTGCAATAATCACAATGCTCACATCTTTCAGGTTCAAAAACACCTTTCTTGATACCGTCATAAAATTGCACTTTATCCTTAAAATTCTTCAATTCAATATCAAGGTAGCTTTGTGGCACTTCAATTACTGCAAGGTCAGGTACTGTTTCTTTGGTTACTGCTGCAATAAAGAATGGTAACTGTTTGCCTGTATTCTGCCTTACAATCTCTTGATATACTGCACCTTGCAAGTCATATCTCCATGCCTCAATCCAATTAAGTCTGCCTCTCTCCTCTACATAGATCGGTTTAAAGTCTTTCATACACTTTAAATCAACAATCATACTGTCAGGATGGTAACTGTCAATCTTGATTTTAACCGGTACACCCTCAATTTCACCGGTCATAATAATCTGTTTGTCACCACTCATAAACTTCATAAACAATTCATCTTGTTCTACTCTGTTTATAATTTCATTAGCCTTACGATAATCAGCCTTAAGGTCACCCTTTTTAGTGAATATCTCTGGGTTCTTTGCCTTAAAAATATCAAGTGTACCTTCAAAATGTGCATCAACATAAGAACCTACAAGAAGAGAAGCTGTCTGTTCTCTCTGATAATTGCCTGTAACCTCTGCAAGAGCAGAGGCTTGGCATTCTTCAAAAGATTTAAACTGTGATACACCCATATACTTCATTTGATTTTCAATACTGAAATAGTTTTCATTATTAAGCATTTTCCTTAATCTCCTTTGCTTTATTTGTAGCACAATCGGCACATAGTGCTTGTCCGTACTTTTTCTTAGTATAAATTGCAGTTTGTTGTGCAGTCATACTACCTGCCGGATGAATTTCCTTTCCACAGATTTCACATTTAGGTAGTTGTTCATTAATCTGTGGAGATTTATCTCTTATGCGTATTCCACCCACTCTTTCTCTACCAAACATAATAGATGGGTCAGGATAAACGGCTATTCTTGTACCTTGCCAATCTTCTACATAAGGACTACTGGCAATCTTCTGAATAGCTTTCATATTAGTTTTGTTGAGAATCATTGGTTTAATATTCTCTACAAAATGACAAATAGTACACTCTTCTTTTCTTCCACCCGGACCTGTTACAACTTCATTACTAACAGTCTTGATTGTACCTACAATATCCTTATTATCACTAAAGGAATAAACACCCAAATAGTTAGGGTTAGTTAATGCTTTCCAATGTGTTTTACTCACTTCTATCACTCCTTATAGTTCAGTTACTAATAACTCACTGTCATTAGTTGTCCTTGTAGCAATAAACTGCAATCCCTTATCCTTACACTTTTCATATAGCTTTTTACGGCTAATATCATCCAGTTTCTCTGCACCGTCAATAAGAATGATTTGAAGACCACTAGGGTTATGTATTGCAATGTCAACACATAATTCAAGTAACTCACCGTCAGAACGGTTAGAGATTGGCAATCCATTAATAAGTGGAATACCGTCCTTAACTGTAAGTCCCTCAACCGGAAGTGTTGCAGTTTCAAGAATTTCTCCGGGAAGTTCCCTAGCTAACTCAATTTTCTCAGTATAAGCCTCTGAAACCTCTTTTAATTCAGCAATTTCAGACTGCATGGAAGTCATACGGAAATACTCATTAAGGTGTTTCATCATCTTTTCAGCCTCATTGATTTCATTTTGTAAATCATCAACAGGTGTAATAGGTAACGAAATAAACTGTTCTGCAACACCGATATCTGAGTCAAGTTTTGCCTTTGCAACATCATAGTTAGAATTAGCAATTTTAACCTTATCTTGTAGCTTATCGTCAATGGTTAATAGCTTATCTTCACAAGCCTTAATCTCTGCTTTTAGTCTTGCTATTGTGGAATTAAGGTTGTCCTTCTCATTTGCAATGACCTTTTCTGCTCCTGAAATTTCCATTTCTCTTGTAGCCTCAATACCACGCAACTTGTTATCATAACTATCCTTAAAGGCTCTTGCTCTTTCAATCTTGTTGTTTCTATCCCTAATTTTCATTAGTTCTTCATACTTTGATGACAGGTCATAATTCTTCCATTTTTCAGCTTGGTAATCAGATGGAATGTCCTTAGCAATATCCTCAACAAAGGCTTTCTTATTGCGAATTTCTCGGTTAATATCTTGCCTACTCTGAAAGTACACACCATTCTCTGATTGAATATCATTAAGAATTTGGAGAATATTCTGTTCATAGTCAACACCTTGTGGAATTTCTCCAAACTGTTCCTTAATCCAATTCATATCCCATTTAAAGTCAATTAAATCAAGGATGGCTCTGTTCTGTTCTTGCTTTGTCATCTGAGTAAACTCTACAGGATTAAGTTGTAGAGGTGTGATAATGGACTTTAGGAAAGTTTCGGGCTTTGTTATTCTGTTACCATTTTCGTTAATGTTAATGGAATCAGCCTTGTTGGTTCTAGCCTTTCTGTCAATAGTTAAACCACTGTCTGTTTCAACAATGATTTCACCTTCATTCTCACCTTCTTTGATAATCCAATCACGATTGGAACGGTTGGTAAGACAATACCTAATGGCATCCAAAACAGATGTCTTACCTGCACCCTTTTGTCCTGTAATTTCAATGCTATTGCCATTAATCTGTTGTTCTGAGATACCAAACAGAGATTTTATTGTAATCTTGGAAGTTTTCATTTTTACTATTCCTTTCACTTATACACTTGACATTTTAGAAATTTTTCTCTAAAATGAAATAAGATTATTCTAATATGTTCCGTAATAGGAACACCTTTCTAGTCACTAAGAAACTGCAATTTCTTAGTGACTTTTTCTTTTGTTTTGGTTTTCCGGTAACTTTTTGCAGAGTCCTAATGCACCTTTATGCTCTCTGCCAAGCCTTTGGTACTTGTCAACATAAGGGCAGTTTGTGTTAAGTTCGCATTTAAAACATTCACACTTTCTGTCCTCGTTCTTATAAAACATTTTCTTTCACCCCCTAATTAAAATGTCACACATATATTAAGAACTGCAGCAGCAATCCAATATGTTGCCATTTTGAAATCTTTGTTAATGCCATAGACTATTGCAGCACCTACGTCTAAGATAATCAACAATAGTGGAAAAATGTACTTTGTGTTCATACTTCTTGCCTTTCTTATTTACAATAGGCTTCTAACTCAGATGTAATCTCATCAAGAAAATAAACATACACCGACTTAGTAAACTGTTCTTCAAACTCATCAACAGTTTCGTCAATAACTATTGCAAATTTATAACCTTGATAATGTGAGAAAAGCCAATCGTGAATATCCTCTAATTTGACATTTTTGCCCTTGAAAATAATAGGGTATCTGCCAAATCTGTCTGTAACATCTTGTATAACTTTCATACTTCTTCACCCTCAACAATGTGTTCAACTTCTTCCGGTTTTGTTCCTAGTGCCTCTTCAAAACACCTTGTTTGGAAATCATCCTTAGTTATACAGAGGTTTTCCCTACTGTATGCAACTCTGAAATCGTTCATAATATAAGACAAAATGCGAGGCAAAACATAGACCATACCAAAGTAGAGAAACGGAAGAAGTAAGAAACCACCATACTTTGACAGTAGATTGATATGTAGTGCTAAGGAAACAATGATTGTAACCACTATTGTTACTGCCAGTCCTACTGCTTTAATACTCTTCTTCATCTTCACTCTCCAACTTTCTTAAAAGTCTTGCTATCTGATTTTGGTTTTCCCTAATCATTTCTAGCAAATGCCTTTGCTCATTCATCACTTCGTTCCAGCTATTCTGTAACCACTTGATGTTGTCTGTATGTGCTTTATTAAGGCAACCTATAACGGCAATAATCAGTACCACCAAAGCTAGTACGATAATAGCAAATGCTATACTTCCCATCTTTTACACTTCCTTTCTTTTGCCTAATTCAGTAGTGCTGAATCAGGATGGTTATTCACATAGTCAGTCATACCCTGACTTATTCTTGAACATATGCCATTAATATAGCGTTGTTCTTGTTCTTTGGTCAGATGATTGGTCTTATTGCCGTTGTGGTCCTTTTCTGCCCACAACACCTGCTTACCACCATCATTAACCCATACCCTATAAGATAACTCTTTTGCCATTTCATCACCTCACTAAAAGTTATGTTGTGCCTTGATTGTCCTATTCTTTTAATTTTTTCACATTTTCAATAAAACTTTTCAAAATTCTTGTAATTTTCATCAAAAAGTTATAAAATGTAAGAGAAATGTTTAAAAGGAAGGAAGATATTATGTCAAAAAATGATATTCCTAATATTGACCCTGTTTCTAATATTCTTAATACTGAACAAGCTAAAAATCTTACTAATCCACCTTGCAAGTCTTTTGGTACTGCTTTAGGAGACCTATGCGATTTATGTTTTGGTGGTCTTCATGAAAAAGCTGAAAAAAGTAGGCTTATCCGTAAAAAGAATCTTGAAGAATTTAAAAAGACCCTAGCCGATAGTGTTGATAATATTCCTGAAGAAAATCAAATAGAACCTAAAGAATCTATTATCTTGCCGGCACTTGATACTTCAAAGTATTACCTTGATGAAAGAGAAATCAGAAACATGTTTGAAAAATTAATTGTGAATTCAATGGATAATCGTATGGCCACTAAAGTTCATCCTTCATTTGCAGAAATTATCAAACAAATGTCACCATTAGATGCTCAAAATCTCAAACTTTTTCAAACTAAAATTCAATATCCTATTCTACAATTAAAAATTGTTGATGATA